TGACGTTCCTGTGGTCCGCGTTAACGAAAAGTCAGAGGCTTTGAAACCTCTGATTAGTAATTAATTCGGGTGTAATACTTCACATGTATTCTGAGGGGGGTTTATACCCCTCTCAGTTTGCATGCTGTTGAACAGTACTGTTTAGCAAACACTTGTTAGCTGTCGTTAAATTCAGTAAGGATGACATCCTTACTATAACGAGAATAGCTAATGGTGCTGCTTCAGCAAATGTTTCGTTGTGAGATCAGAGTAGGTGGCGTGTTGCTCTAGGAGTTATACCATATGGTTAACAATAAGAGCCTAGATCCGTATAAACAGATCATCGCCACACTACTATCTGACGTGCAAACGTTGCATAGTAGCGTGTTTACACCGCGATCCTTACGTTTGACAGTCCAAAAGACTATCAAGCGCATAGATCGGGAAGGTCTGAGTTTTCTTACGAAAACTCTTCCACTTCTCGGCAAAGCCTTTGATAAGGCATTGTCGGGAGAAGTTCCATTGAACGCTACTGGTTGGTCACTTTGTGATCATCCCAATAGTAAGCTTCCCAAATTCTTGGGTGAGCTTTTTCAATGCATCTTCTCACACGAAGGTTGGGTTCTTCCAACACCCTGTGCGATATGCATCAAACATGTAAGGCAAATCTTGTTTGTTTTTTACAAACTCGAACTACCTTACAGGCCTGAAGACGAAGCGAAAGTCATTTCCCAGTTTGTAAAAGCTGAGGATGATATTTCTTCGTTCAACGAGTTGTTTGGCAGAATTGCCGTTCAACTCGATTGCAACCCTTCTGGCTTCGACGGGATTCTTCCCATCGAAGCTCGAAAGGTCATCCGTAATGCCAGACGTCGACTCTCACGAGTCTTCTTTGGCTTTAATCCTTTGGATATCCGTCCCCGACACGGTCCCGGTGCGGTCTCAACTCGAGAACGCCTTTGGGATAAGTATCGGTTTCGGAGAATCAATCCTCGGATTAACTCAATGTATCCTTTTGATGCGTATTTCTGCGCATCCCTAGGCCACATTTGTGACTCCTATAAAGATTTTTCATCTTTACAGGAAGTCGAGTCTTCCGCCAAGGTTATCCTTGTGCCAAAAGACTCACGCGGTCCTCGACTAATCTCCTGCGAACCATTGGAATTCCAATGGATTCAACAGGGATTAGGCGATGCAATCGTTCGAAGGGTGGAATCGCATCCTCTTACGAGGTACAATGTCCACTTCACAGACCAAAAGCCAAACCAATGCGGCGCCCTTTTGGGCTCCCGTACTGGTCGTTACGCGTCACTTGACTTGAAAGAGGCAAGTGACCGTATAACCGTTGGTCTTGTTCGCTTGCTATTTCCGGAGCCTGTTTTACAGGCTCTCCTTAATAGCAGGTCACAGTCCACAATCCTTCCTAACGAGGCAGTACTTCCTTTAAATAAGTTCGCACCAATGGGGTCAGCTTTATGCTTTCCCGTCTTGGCGCTTACTATTTGGGCTATACTGTCTTCATCCGAAGGAGATGCAGATGCTCGAAAGAGCATTCTAGTGTACGGCGATGATGTAATAGTAAGAGCGGATAAATCCGCGCACGCTATTAAATGGCTCGAAGCATTTGGTTTACTCGTAAACCGTGACAAGAGCTGTACCAGTGGATTCTTTAGAGAATCGTGTGGCACTGATGCCTATAGAGGCGTCGTTGTTACTCCTGTACGTATTCGTACAACCTGGGCATATCGTCCATCCCCGAATGTTTATACCAGCTATATCGCTTATGCGAATAGTTTTTATAAACAGCACTTCTATAAGACCTACGACAAAATCGTAGAATTACTTCTCTCAGTTTATCGAGAAGTACCTGAAGATGATGGGTTTAATACCTATCCTTCACTTATCGAAGTTCCGGAGTACAACCGACCAAAGAGAACCAGGCAAAACTACAAGCTTCAAAAACTTGAACGTCTTGTCTGGGACTTAGAGGTCAGGCCGGTATATAAACAAATTGACGGATGGTCAATGCTCTTGCGATTTTTCGCAGAGCGAGACCACTCGCCATTTGTAAAACCGGCTCCTAGTACTCGCAGATGCAGTGTTGGGGTTCCCCTAGAGATAGAGGAACCTTTCTCTGTTCGGTCATACACACGTCGTAACACAAGTATTCTTGTGAAACGATGGCGATGAGGAGAGAC